AATAATTATATTAAATATAGAACCATTAATACCAACTGTATATTGTTGTAAATCATTAATATAACCAACAATCATACCAATACATTTTGGAGCACCATTGGTATCTTTTATAAATAAAGGAGCACCAGATAAACCCTTGGTAGCGTATAATTCAACTAAAATTGAATCTGGTATAGGTAAACATAATTCTACAAAATTACCGGAATATGATGGATCAATAATTGTTCCTTGTATTAAACTTTTATTATTTTCATATCCTAAATTACCTAAACAATAAATAGTATCAGATGCTTTTGATACATATTCAAAATCAATTACCAATTTATCATATTTATTCATATCAACTTTATTAACAATATTATATTCTAATTTAGGATCATATAAACCAACTAATACATCAGCATAAATATCATAACCTATAATTCTAAAACAAGCAGTAGTTGCATTAGTTTCAATAATATTATTATCTTTTACTTCAAATGAAGCATAAATTGTATTAATATTGGGTGAATCAATTATCAAATGATAACAAGTAACTAAATAAATATTATCAGTACCATTTAAATCATTATATAAAAAACCAGTACCTAATATTAATTCTCCATTTTTATCTGTGCTATGAACTGTACCAACACATTTAATAATCGATTCATCAAAAGTGTTTGACTTTTTTTGCAAAGGAATTATTCTCCTTTCAAACTGACCCCATTTTATATAATGTTCTCTTAATTCTTCAATAGAATTTATATTTGATGCTTTAATGTCGGCATTTTGTTCTTTGTATTGTAGATAATCAATATTTGTTACATTTTTTCTAACAAATTCATAATCAGAAGTAATACTATTTTCAATAAGATAATTCATTAATGTTGGATCATTAATATTAAAATATTTAGAAAAAGGTTCATATAAACCATAACCATATGTTCCATATGTAGTACTACTTAAACTTAAACATCTAATTATAAAATCAGTAAAAACAACTAATTTGTTTGTTGTTAAATAATTAACATTAAAATCAGTATAATATTTGTCAAAATCAAAATTATATTTTGTATAATAATTATTATCTTTGTCATTATAATAATAATCTTGAATTCGTCTATATTCTTCATCTGTATATAATCTCATAATGAATTGTTCTTTACAAATATCAGTAAATGAAACATTTGGAATGGGATTCTTTACTTGCATATAATTATCATGAAAAATCCAACCATAATTATTATTATAATCAATCATTTGATCAGTTATTGGCAGAAAATATTTCTCGAAATTTTTATTAACTGTTGTTCGACTTTGCCAATATTTTTCAGGATTTAATGGATCAAAACCATTTGCTTTCATATTTTCATTCATAAAATGTTTAAAAACATCTCCTTTGTCTTTTGAACTAAATATTTTATCCGTCTTATAATCATTTTTGTATTTTTCAAAATTAAAATTAAATTTCGAATAAATCAATTTATGTGTGTCTAAATCATATACATTAAAATAAATAAATTCATCGATTAATGTTAAGCTGTCCATTCTTTATATACTTTATTATAGATAAATATTTAATTGTATATTTCTATATGAAATTTTTTTCATCTGATATATGATGATAAAATAAAAATATATTTTTATTTTAAAATTAACATCGTATAATTTTAAAATAATCAATAAATTATAAAAAAATCAACAAAAATTGATTTTTTTATAAGATATAATTAAATAATCTAAATAATCTAAATATATATAATTTATATCTATTAATGATACTAACTAAAACTGATACTTTTTTGCATCACTTTATAATTGATTTTCCAAATATTGATCCTAATAATATTAAAATTGCCGCATTCGATTTAGATTCTACTATAATTAAAACTAAATCAAAAAAAGTTATGCCAGAATCTAAAGATGATTGGTTATTTTTTGCAAATCTTAATAATATGAAAAAAATATTTAAGTTACTCGTAAACAAAGGTTTTCTTATTGTTGTTTTCTCTAATCAAAAAAATCTTGAAAAACGAATTAGTATTGAAGACTTTCAATCTAAAATTAATAATATTAATTCTGAATTAAAATTTAATATTAGTTGGATGTTCGCATTAGATGATGATCTTTATCGTAAACCTATGTTAGGCATGTTTAAATATTATACTGACCTAATCAAATTATATTATGATGCTTTCGATACTAGTATTAATTTTTGTCTAAAAGAATCTTTTTATTGCGGTGATGCTGCTGGACGTGTATATAATTCAAAATTAAAATTAAAATCAAAAGATCATTCTTATATTGATATGTATTTTGCACACAACGCTGGAATTAGGTTTATTACTCCTGAAAAATTATTTTTATCTGATAATGCTAATTACCAAATTATTCATCCATATCAAAATATTAATTTGAAAAAAATATTCGGGCCAAAACTAACAACATCAGATTCTGAAATAAATACATCATCTTCTGAAACAGATACATCATCTTCTGAAATAGATACATCATCTTCTGCAACTGCTTCTACTGATACTAATTCAGATACGACACTATATGATGTATTAAATCTAATTAATACTTTTATAAATAATACTATTAATAAAGTTGGTAAAAAAATTTGTATTATTATGGTCGGTTGTCCTGGTTCCGGTAAATCAACCATCAGACACAAAATAATAAATCTACCAAATATTAATTCGAATATTTTTACTTTCTCTCCAGATGACAAAACTTCAGTAAAAAATTATAAATCAAAAATAAATAAATCTAATTTAATAATTGATTCTACTAATTCATCTTTTAAACATAGAGCAAAATATTATGAAGAATTAGATCCTACTATTTATAATTTTTTAATTATTCACTTTAATATTGATAAATTATTATGCAAACATCTTAATCATTGCAGATATCATAAAACACTTTTTTATGATACATCTAAAATATCTGAAATATCTGAAGTATTAGTACCTGAAATCGCTTATAGAATTTATTATAAAAATTATGAGGATCCAAATCTTGATTATTCGAAATTAGATGATAATTATCAACTTAAAGTAATTAATATTAATAATATTAAATCAATAATTGATCCATCAAAAATTACATCAGAATATTATATGATGTATAATATTTAGTTTAGATTATTTGGATTTATTTAGTTATTAATTATATATTATAATAAATATATAAATGGCTACAAAATCTTCTCCTACTTTTATAAAATTTAATGGAAACCAATATATTTGGCAAAAAATATAATATTGATATAATTTAATTGTTTCAACTTTCCTACATAAATAATTAATACCATATTAAGCTATATAAAATTCCTGAACTACATAATATTGGTTTTAATCTATTTAATAATAAATAATTATATATAATATAATAAACTATATTTTGAATATAATGATTAAATATAATAAACCATCTATTGTTTTAGACGTTGATGAAACATTAGTTCATACATATGTTTATCATTATTCTTATGTTGAATATATTAATAATTTAGATATATCCGATAAAAAAATAATTTTTGAAACTCATCCTGAATTAAAAAATATAATTTCATATGATAAAGATGAAAAATTTTTTGATAATTTATTTCTAACTCATTTCAAACTTGGTGAATATATATATATTGTAATGATGCGACCATTCTTATGTAAATTTATACAAACTATTGATCAGTTTTTTAATATTTATGTATATTCTTTAGGTACTGTTGAGTATATTGATAAAATTTTAAATACAATTACTTTTATAATTGATAAAAATCCATTTAAAAAAATAATCGCAAACCCTATAAATGGTCAACAATTTCATAAAAAAAATATTTCAAATTTAGATATTGGATTCTCTAATATTTTAATTATAGATGATAGATCAGATGTTTGGAATTTTGATAAACATTTATTGTATAAAATTATTCCGTATAATGATGCTTTTGATCATATTTATAAAATAGATACCAATATCAATACCAATATCAATACCAATATTAATACCAATACCAATATCAATACCAATATCAATACCAATACCAATACCAATACCAATATACACAAACAAAAAACATCTCATAGAATTAACAAATTTCCCTTATTTGATAAAATAATTTTTGAAAACTCCATCTATGAAACAGATAGTGAAAATAGTTTATCAACTGATACATTATCAGCGGAATCTTTATCTGGTGATATATTATATGAAGAATCTGATACAGAATCTTCTGAGACTGATTCTGAGACTGATTATTTGACTGATTCTTCTGAATCCGATACTGAACAAAAAGCTGATACTGAACCAAAAGCTGATACTGAACCAAAAGCTGATACTGAACCAAAAGCTGATACTGAACCAAAAGCTGATACTGAACCAAAAGCTGATACTGAACCAAAAGCTGATACTGACTTAATAAATTCACTAGATATTATTATGAAAAAAAATATTAAATCAACTGACATTGAATTATTAAAATTAGTGAATTTAATTGAAAATTATTATTCCTTGTATCCAAAAGATAGTTTTAATATTCAAAAATTCAAAAATTTAATATTAAAGAATGATTACGGACTGATAACGGAATGCGGAGATGAGCAAGTGAATCGAAGTTATTAGTCCGGAATGCGGAGATGAGCAAGCGAATCGAAGAATTCCTTAGATATGCAATTTTTAAATTAATCATAAAATAAGAAAACTAATTTTTTATCGTTCACTAGATCTAAAACCAGGTATATCTGGACAAAATTTATCTAATAAATTACGAATTTTTTCAAACTCATGTTTTGGCAAGATATCTGAAGATTTATTAAATTTTTCTCTAATTTCTGAACAATATGAACTACCAAATTGATTTGATTTTTTTTTCTGTATGATATGATTTTCAATATCAATAGAATGAATAGTTGATAAGCTATTATTTAGTGTATTCATCGTATTAATCATAACAAATTGAAAATTTCTCTATTATCATATTATAAATAATAAATTAAATTCAAATTTTTTTATTAATTGATTTAATCAAAATATATTGGAAATTTTGAAATCTTTATTTATAAGCATATTGAATTTAATCACTATACAAATTAACTAATGGATTTTTATAAAGAAGCTGCAGATGATTTCTCTAGAACTAGAACTACTATTTGGCCCGGTGTTCTTAATTTTCTTAAGTCTATTCAACCAAATTTAACTATTCTAGATGCTGGTTGCGGAAATGGTAAAAATATGATGAAAACATCTCATAATTTTATTGGTTTGGATATGTGCGAGGAACTTTTAAAAATTGTTCGAACAAAAGCAACTAAACAAAATAAAACAAATATCCTTGACCTTATTTTAGGTTCAGTTACCAATCTTCCATTTGAAAACCAACAATTTGATGGTGTAATGTCAATAGCTGTAGTTCATCATATTAAAAGTTTTTCTAAAAGAATTAGAGCATTTGAGGAATTAATCAGAGTATGCAAAAAAGGCGCCCAAGTATTAATCACAGTATGGCAAATGGAAAATAATCCTACATATTTAGATGGATTGGATGAAATTGATAAAAATTTAGCTACTAATGAAAAATCACCTTATTTGGGTGATAAATTAATTAGATGGAAACATCAAGACATCAAAAGAGGTTTAACTATAGGCGAGATGTATCGATTTTATCATTTTTATTCAGAAGATGAAGTCAAATATATGATTTCATATTGTGAAAATAAATTTAATATCAAGGGATCATATTATGAGGAGAAATTAAATTATTATATAAAATTTGATTGTTGATTAAATTATTCTAACACTAAGAAAAAATTTGAATAATTTTTTGAGAATATATTTCAATAGTATATCAGTTATACTATTGAAATATTGTAAAGATGTCATTCGATCATATAGCTTTTACTAAAGAATTAACCAGAGTTTTTAACTTGGTTAGTTCCCGTTTTGATAAAGTTGTTGTAACAGGATCAGCTGCACTTGTTTTTCTTATTCAACATCATAAATTGTTCTCTGATAGAGCTCAGGAACATTTGAAATCGATTGGTTATTCTGTTTATTCGGAATCAGATTGT